GAGGACTGGATTAGTTCATCATCTACACCGATTTGTTCCGACAACTTCGATGAAAGTTCAGCAACACCTTGCGCTGATATTCGGGCTGCCCCACCCGTTGTTTTGATTAGTTGCTCGGTTGCCTTCATTACTTTTTGTGATTCGTAGGCTGCCGAAACAAGTTTTGTTCCGATAATTCCACCGACTACAGCGACGGCTGCACCTGCTTTCGCAAGTCCTTTAACCATTGCGCCTGTGGCTTGGTCAACTCCACGTAGACCGAACGCAACTTTTTGACCGTTTGTTTCTAGCCGTTTGAAATCAGCAATCGCTTTGTTGATTCCTTTAGCGTTAAAGGTAGAGACAATGGGGACTATGACAGCCATTAGAAGTTACTCTGCCTTCCGTTGACTATCCGTTCCGCTTTTGCAGCTGCATCTTTTACGGCTGAAATAACAGCCTTTTCGTTTTGGCGAACTGCAGGCCACATCACACGGGAAGCCTTATTCCCGATTTTCGTGAGCAAACCGATGAATTGTTGTCCTGCACGACCGTTGCCGTTGGTCTTTGAGCCAGCCATATCGTAAATGACACCGCCAGCGTTGCGCTGTACGAGTGCTGCAATTCGATAACTGCTTTTGCTTTTAGTCGCTTTTTTATTGACAACACTTTTTACACCCGACATAGCCTGGCGCTGGTTGTAATGAGGGAACTTGCCAGTTCCTTTCTTATTTACCCAACCACGCATTTGACCGTCGGCAGTGTTATATCCGCTGTCCGGATACCGAACACGGGCGCTGGTTTGCGCTTTGCTCATCGCACCTTGGATAGCGGTAATTGAGGCGTTGTAAGTTTCAACGTCAACCTTCTTTAACTCACGCATAGTTTTATCCACATTTTGTATGTAGATACTAAACAGAGCCATGCAACGATATTAGCGTTTCATGCGTGATTTCTGTGCACGATACTTCAGGTAAGCGTACATTGTGTGAATCATCTCGTCGCCTTCAGCCATTAGGTCTGTTGGCGATATACCTGTTTCGCAGGCTAAGACGGCAATTGACCAGTGGGCTGAATCGTCTCCAAAGGGGTATCACTTGGCGAGTCCACAACTTCGACATTCTCAACGGTGTCAATCCAGTCAGGGTCAAACTTTTTGCTTGTCAACTTCGCACGGTTAAGCGCACTCCACGCCAACCAAGCCAAATCGGTTAGCCGAAGTTCTTGCTCAAATCGGGCTACCGAGCGTTGCCATGTGCGCTCAAATGACACGAAATCTGAGAACTGGGCTGTAACAACCTTTTCTTCTCCGTCAAAGAATGTGACTTTCATCTGCATTTTCATTTTATGCTCCGCTAATTTCTGTCGGTGTTTGGTTTTTATGCTACTGCCTTCGTCAATGCGCCACCTGTAAAGGTAAGTGATGTCATTGCCATTTCTCCGACACCACCCGCAACAGGCGTATGCGCTGCCAAGAATGTGTCTGCGACTGTGTAACTCGGGTTCGTTGCGCTAACAGCACTTGATGTTGGTTTGATAATAACTGTGGTTTGCGTACCAACCAAAGGATAAATGGTGGCTTCAACTTCGCTAGCTGCAAAGTCTTGCATAAACGAAATTTCAACTGACACGTTCTGCAAACCGCCTACAAACTTGTGTCCTGTTGAACCGAAGGTTGTTGATTCAACCGAGTCAATTTCATAGTTAAGCGTGACGCTGTTTGCTCGGTCGCTTAAATCGACTGAGTTGATAGTGATTGATGCGTTGGTGAGAACGAGTTGAGCCATGGTTATTTGTCACTTTCCTTGAAATCTGTTTTTGCTGTTTTGTTGGTAACTACTTCCAGATGCCCGCTATCTACAAGAGCGTCAATGTTCAAACCGTTTAAGGCTTCATCGGAAACTATGCTTCCGAGTTCACCTAGCGATGTTCTGTTGCTTGCGATTTTGTATTGAGCCATAACTTGATGTTACTCCTATCCGTGTACGAGAAGTGTGATTTCTATTGCTAAATATTCTGCTTCGCCGATAGCAAGGGTACGAATATTTGCGCTTCGGGAAACGACAAGGGTTTTTGCTACACCGCCAAGAGTTGTATCGGCTTCTAACGCTGTGCGGATTGAGCCAGCACCCGAATAACTCAAATATGTGTCAAGGCTTGCTTGGGCGGTACGGTCAGAAACCCGACCGATAATCGTCATAACCGTGATGTTGAACCGCACATCACCGCCACTAAAAGCACCGTGATATTCAACGCTGTCTAGCTGTGGGAAAGCCGATGGTGGGTTGATGTTGTCCGGTTGGAAATCGAATACTCGTAGCCCTGTAATTGTGGCAAGGCTGTTCTTTACACCCGTCATTACCTGCGAAACGGTTGCAGGCATTAGGCAATCGCAATCAGACGATACGGGGTGAGCATTTCTCGCACGTCAGGGTCAACTGCACGCACCGAGATACTGCCCATTTCACCGAACCCAGCAACGCCTAGAGGGCTGTTATAGCGTGAGAACAACCGAAGCGACATAATCAGACAGGCTTCACGAATATCATCAGGAACTGAAGGCCATCCGTACACACCTTCAATCTGAATGCCAGGCATCGGCGGGTCAACAACAACTGGGTAAGCCTTCGCACCGATAGCAACAGCCGACCTGTATGGGCGGTTTTGCAAAACGACATTCAAAGGTTCAAGCCGATAGTCGGTTCCAGCAGTCCATGTTGTTTCAAAGTTGCCGTCACCGTCGTCGTCGGTTTTAAACGAGATAACCGATACAAGGTCTGATACCGCAAGTTTATAAAGGTTGTAAGAAATAGGTCCAATTAGGTTTGTGTCGGTCAAATACCATTGGACTGTGGCTGTTTTCTGATAAAAGAACCGACCCGTGTAGCCGTCAATTCGACGTGACGCTGCTTCAATACAGTTTTCTAAAAGGATGTCATCGGTTGAATCGGTGATTCGGGCTGCCGATTTGACTTCTGCGAGGGTGCAATAGCCGTTAGTTATCGCCATTGTCGGCTACCCGTTTCCGCTTAACCATCGGTTCAGAGGCGGTTTCAACTGGGTGTGTAACTGACGCAACTTCTTTAGGCGCAAGATACTTTGAATCGTATCCGACTTCCCGCAACGCTTCATCTACCGAAGCAACACGCTTAGGGAGATTGCGTGCGATATATCCTGCTCGCTCTACGAGTAAGGCTTGGATGTACGGGGTTGTCATTTTTTCTCCTTAGTTAGGTGGCGGGGTGAGATTGTAAGCGGACTACAACCCCACCCCACGCCTGTTAATCGTTACTAGAAGGTCGGGGTGACCAAGCCAGTTCCGTTGATTTGTGCCCATGCATTTGGGTAACGGTTTGCGGTGAACGCCGTGTAGCCATAGACAATCATGGTGATGTCAAGTTCGGCTGCCTTTGGCTGTTCAAAGCGCAACATCATTGGTTCTCCAGTGCCCTGTTCCCAGATGTGGAGTTCCTGCAAGTTACCAACATAGATGGTGTCTTGGTTGGTGCCTGCGCCTTGTGCGGTGCTTACGTTTGCATCGGTGATTACTGGCAAGCCTGCAATCGAGTATCCGCTGTTGCCGTACTGCACCGAGCCTGCGCCAGTTGCTACTGGGTTCAGACCGTATGGTGTTGGTACTGCAAGCGGGCGACCGGTTGTGTCGGTAGCTGCCAAGATGAACGCCAAACGACGTGGGTGCATGATGATTGCGTTTGGACCTGCAAAGAAGGTTGTTTGTACCTTCTGTACTGCATCCAACAACTTCGGATACAACTCTGCAACCGTTGGCGAAGCGTCAGTGTAGGTAACCGACTGTCCTGCAGAAGCAAGAAGTTCAGCAACCAACTGTGCGTCAACACTTGTGTGGTAAGCCGATACAAGGTCAGCCATAACAAGGCTGTCGATGTTCGTTCCACGCTCAATTGACTGACGGCTCACGTTCTGTTGACCGGCTGTGGTGGTGATGTTGATGTCCAACTTGGTGTCGTCCATGTTGGTTTCTTGCACCGATGCACCTTCAGTTTGTACTGCAACGGCTGTTCCAGTCGTTACCTTAGAAATGCTGATGGTCAAGCCCTGTGCAGGAATTTCGTGCTTACGTGCACGGTCTGCTACTGGACGGCCTGCACGAGCGTAAGGTGCTGCCAATTCAGTCAAGTACTGAGGAACGATAAGTCCAGCAAAGTTTGCTGAAGTTACATCTCGTCGTTCAACTTTTTCTTCCTGCATGTGGCGTGCAATACGCTGGTTTGCTTCCCAGTCGTTGTTGAATTGTGCACGGAACGCATCAGCAACGAACGAGTGACCGCTCTGCTGTGTGTAGGTGCGTGCTTCACTCTTGACTACTGCTGGTGCAGTTTCACGAAGTCCACGCTCTTCACGTGCTTTCGCTGCTTCTGCCGAGCGGGCTTCAAGTGTTTCGTGGTGACTGATGCTTTCATCGAGTGCTTCTGCGTCTGCAAGAGCCTTTACGATTTCTGCATCTTCATCGGTTGTGAGGTCACGCTGTTCAACGACAGCCTTCTTCACAATTTCATCAGCCTTCTCAACAAGTGCTGAGCGCTGTTCTTTCAGTTTATTTGCGTATGACATTTTGTCTCCAATGTTCGGTTTTTGTTTTTGTTCCCGAGTGGAAGGCACAGTGCTCAGGCGACTGTCCTTACGGCTGACGGTATTTTTGTTGCGCTAGCCGTACTTCCGCTAGTCGTAAACGACTTGGTGCGATTGGTGCAACAACTTGATTGTAGTCTCTGCTACGAATTTCTGCAACAGTATCTTCGTAAGCAGGGAAGGTCACAACAGAAACATCGTAAAGTTGGACTTCACGCAATTCTCTAGTGGAACGGGTTTCGTCCCACGCATCTTTTATCGCACGAAAAGCGAAAGACATTTGCGACATATCGCCACGCTTCATTGCGGAAATAACTCTTGCCGAATCAGGGTTAGCTGGGTCAAGGTTTGCTTCAACCATAAGTCCACGCTCGTCTTCTTCAAGATACAAAGTTCCTGATTTTGTTCGTGCGAGTGGAACGCCAACATGGTCAATAAGCAGACGCACATCTGCGCCGTCTTTCAAAGTTTTTTGGAACGCACCTTTGCGAACATACTCTGTGTATGGCAACGGTTCAGAAGGTGAATCAAATATTGCTGCATAACCAGTAAGTGTGTTGCCGTTACCGGTGGCACGCAATTCGAGATTTGAGTATGCGATTACTCGTTGTTCGTTCGCTTGTGGAACGCTTACCCAACCAACTGTTTGTTCTTCCATTTGACCTGCCTCAATTAGACCTAACGGTAAGTGTAATCATAAGCGTTTACTCTTTGGAGTATTTAGGGTGCTCGGGGTGAAGTAAATCGTTGTCGGTAACATACTTCGGATTTTCAGGTCTGCCAGTACGGGCAAGAGTGAGGAACGCATTTACTCGTGCCATAGCCCACGCTGCACGTGAAACACCTGGGCGATGCGAAGTGGAATAAGCCCCAGCACCCCTACGCCAAACTGCTTTCAACGCACCTAAACGAACCGTTGTCCAAACAGGTC